ACATACAAGACCGTCAGCAACTCGTCAATGCAATGGCCAAGGCCGCAGGAGTGGTCAAGCTCATCTGCGGTGTGGCTAACAATGTCGCGTGGCTCGTGACGCTTGACGCTTACGATCATGCCAAGCAGTGCAAGCGATACCGCCACGAAGTCAAGAAGGCATTCAAGCAGGCCATCTCCGAATGGCACGCATACGAGAATCGACTCGTCCACGCGAGAGTGAATCGAATGTTTCATGTGGCAGACCTTGCTGAGGTTTCGCGAAAGCAATACGGTGACATCACAGACCGTCAATATTACGACTTCTGGGCAAGCGCCGGAGGCCCCGCCTACACCAAGACCAAGCCGCTCATCACCTCGCTGGTGAACAAGCAACGGCTCAGCCTTGAACATCATGGCGTGAAGGACGCAGAACATATCGCATGGCTGTTGACCGCCTCTGCTTCAATGGACATTGCGCATTACCTGCTCGAACAGACGATGAAGAATGTGGCGAACGACCACCACATCCCGCACAACATCGTGAAGGAAGTGTTCGAGCAGTTTTCCGTCGCACCCCAGCGCAAAGCATGGGGACGGGCGGTGTTGCTGCTTGAACCGATGAAGTACACGCTCGAACCCATCGAACGAAGGAACATACAAATGGGGCTTGACCAACTCGCAAAAGAGTGGACGAGCCCCACATTACTCTATAACTCGGTACTCGACAGCGTGGAAGATTACGAAGAGGTCTTCCGTACCCCAGGCTATCAAGCCAAGGCGATGCGCGAGTTGACTGAGATACGAGACCAGACGAACGACGAACTATAAGAAACAGGAACTATGAGTGAAGAAAAAAGTAACAACGTGCCACAACTGGAGACGCAGGAGGAACACATGCTGGAAGCCATTCGGCCCTATCTGCTCGACCCGCGCGAGGACTATCCTGAGCCGTACTACCTACTCGAATACAACGGTGTACCGTTCTCCACATTGGGAGGTCTGCAAGCCATCTCAGGCCAAAAGAAAAACGGTAAATCCTTTGTCCTGACGATGCTGATGTCGGCTGTGCTTGGACGAGAATCGGAACGAGTTCCGAGATACCTGGTAGGGCTGCGGGTGCCGGAGCGAACGGTTGCACAGTTAGGGCATGAGCCTTCGGTGTTGTACGTTGACACCGAGATGGAGAAACTGAACAGTGCCAAGGTGCTCAGGCGAGTTCATTGGTTGTGTGGCTGGGATATGAAAATGCCGCAAGACAATTTTCACGTCATGTGGATGCGAGAAGTACAGCCAGATGAGGTGACAAAAGAACAAGCCTATCAGAAGCGCTACCGACTTATCAAGTATGCCATCGAGGTGCTGAAGCCCGATGCTGTCTTCATTGACGGTGTGCGGGACATCATCGGTGATTTCAACGACAACAAGGAGAGTGCTGCATTGGTGCAGAGTTTGATGTCCCTGGCATCGCAGAAGGGCATTTGTATATGGCTTGCCCTTCACATGAACCCTCGCCCAGGCAACGATGACGAAAGCAAGATGCGCGGACACCTCGGTACGGAGCTGGGCAACAAGGTGACGGACACGCTGGTCAGCGTGAAAAAGAAGGATGCCACAGGCGTGACGTTCACGGTCAAACAGCAGGACGCTCGTGGAAAGGACATGGAGGACTGGAAATTTGAAGTGACCGACGATGCCGGAAGCCTCGGAATTCCTCGCATCATCAACATGGGCGCACCCGTCACGAGTGAAGAACAACGTCAACGCACCGAAGCAGATGAGTACTTCAAGATGTTTGCATGGACGAACATCGGTGCAACCTACACCGAACTTGAAAGATTTTTGAGGAGCAAAGGTGTGACCAGCAACCGAAAGATTTCACAACTCTTCGATGTGGCGATGGAAGCTGGTATCATCTACAAGAACGACAAAAAGAAATACTACTACAAGGGACTGGGAGGAGAAGTGCCAGACGATACGATAGAGCGAATACCATTTGAAGCTCCAGACGGCAGTCCTGTCCCGTTCTGATTGTTGAGATTTTTTTGATGAATTTCCCCCGAAAGTCCGTAACCCCCACCCCCCACCTACCCCTATAGGGGGTAGGATGGGGGTGGAGGGTGACGTACATGCGGGCGACGCGCGTATGCGCATACGCACACACACACACATACGTGCGAAGGCATTCAGTAATATTTAATCATATTAACTTATGAGCAAAATTGATGAATCAACCATCCAGCGGGTGCTTGACCGCGCGGACATCGTGGAGGTCATTAGCGACTTCGTGAAGTTGGAGAAGAAAGGTGCAAGGTACTTGGGTCTTTGTCCATTTCACGACGACAGACATGCAACAAACTTCTCTGTATATCCGAGCAAACAATGTTATCGGTGTTTTGCTTGTGATGCAAAGGGCGATGTGGTAAAGTTCTTAATGGAGCACGAGAGGTTGTCATTCCCTGATGCGATTCGGTGGCTTGGAAAGAAATATGGGATTCCAGTTGACGATGTGCCACTCAACTACACGCCACCACCAGCAAGACCAAAACCGAAGCCTCTTCCTATGCTGGCATTGCCGAATGAATATGTGAAGCCCGGGCGAATAAGGATAGGTGATAACTTGGTGAACTGGATGGTAACAATTCCGTGGGACGGTGCGCAGAGGGCGAGGATTGTTGAGGTGCTGAAGGAGTACCACATTGGACATTCACGAATGGGCTTCACGGTGTTCTGGCAGATTGATGAAGATGGAAAGGTGAGGACAGGAAAGATGATGAAATATAAAGCTGATGGGCATCGAGATAAAGAGACGGCACACAACTTCGACTGGGTTCATGCTGTGTTGAACCGCCAGCGTATCATCGACACATCTAAGGTGGAGGTGAAGCCTTGTCTGTTTGGTTTACATCTGCTTAACAAGTACAAAGGTGCTGACGTTCTAATCGTTGAGAGCGAGAAGACAGCAGTACTGATGGCGATTGCATACGGCAACCACGAAAAGCAGGTGTGGATGGCTTGCGGAGGCTTACAGAACATTAGCAAAGAGAAACTTGCACCCATCATGAAGGAGGGCAGACGGATAGTTCTTTACCCCGATAGAGATGGGGTAGAAGCGTGGGAGAAGAAAGCGATGGAGTTGGACTACCAGAACATCACGGTGGATGCAATACCCGTCACTAAGTGGTGGAAGCCATGCGACGGGGAGAAGGCCGACATTGCCGACGTGGTGGTGAGAGGAATCATTGAACATCACAATCAAAGTACAACAACATGAAAGACGATAAATTCAAGGTCATAGCAACCAAGGTCAGTACCTTCGTCAAGGCTCGCATTGGCAGAATATGTAAGAAGCGTGGACTGAACGAGTACGACATGCTCCAGATGATGTGCGATTGCATCGTTCGCTATATGGATGACCGGCACAATCTCACTCCAGAGATGGAGCGAGTCATGAGCATCTTCGAGCACTTGGAAGGTTGGAAGAATGCTTTCAACTTGGCAGACCACACCACCGAGTCGGACATCTGCGAGGCCTTCTACGTCATGAGCGCCAAGGGCAAGAAAGGCTTTCGAGTCATTCATGTGCAGCGCCCTTGGTGGGATGGCATGAAGGAATGGAAGCAGACTGAGAACATACAGGTAATGCTGGAACGGTTCTTTGAGGTGCTGGTGCCGGAACGGTATAAACGTCTGCGGATGTTGTCGGCAGAGAAGGGCATGGAGTCACAGCTGGACCTGCTCGACTACCTGATAGACTCCCACATCAATGACGAGGTGAATGGACAATATCGCAGAGAGTTCGAGGATGCCGCCCGTGCTGAGAACGGAAAGGAACTTGCATACGGTGAGCGCACCAAGCGGACACGCACCCCCAGCATCTATGAGCAAGCCAGTCTTGACTTCTACGCACACAACGAGCGGGCACAGCAAGATGCCGAACATGCCGAAGAGGAACAGCAGGAACGGCAGCGCAATAGTGAGGAGGCAAGGAGATGGCTGGAGGAGCACAGCGATGGCGACCAACCCTTTGGAATGGAGTGGTAAGGCATGGAGAACCTACATCAGTACATCAAGCAACTGTGGGAAGACTACACCCTACCCTCTGCCCGTGGTCAAGCGACAGACCGCTGGCCGGACTTGTGGGAGGAAGAAGCTATCTTCGATAACAAGATATTGCATGAACGTCTTACAAAGCGACTCTCCCGCAAATGGGTAGCGCCCGACCCCGACGACACACGCTGCTTCCGCAACTGTGCGCCAGCACCCAAACCTAAGGATGAAGGGCTGACCATCAACAAGCGCCTTCTGCGTGCTATCATGAGTGACTTCATCTACGGGTGCCCGTGGGAAGCGAAACCTTCTCACTCCATCGAGTCAGTGCTGGCAAGCCTTGCCAAAGAGAACAACTGGGAAAAGATATGGGACAACATATATAGAATCAGGTGATATGGATATAAAGGTGATATGGCCCGACGGTGAGGAAGAGCGAGCCCTCGCTATCAAGGCAACGACAGGCATGGGCATCGGCGTATTGGAGAGCCAGGTGATGGTCGAAAGGGAAGGACAGATGATGTTCATCCCATGCCATAGGGCCAAGGAAATATGGATAGAGA